TGAACTACAAAAGGCACGTATGCCAGATGCTCTTGCTAGGACTGAGGGTGGCGAAGACCAAAGTATTCGAGCTAAGGTACAGAAAGGTACTATAAAAATTCTTTAATGAATAGCGTAAATCCAAAAGATGCTGCATTAGTAAATGAACATCTAGTGCAGTGTCTTAGAGACTCAGTAATGGTTTTTAATCAAACTCAATTAGTTCACTGGGGATTGATGGGATCAAAATTTTATCAAGTTCATCTTCTTACAGGAGATATACAGACTGAAATGGTTGAAGGTATTGATAATATTGCTGAGCATATAAGGTCTGTAAATGTAATGACACCAGCTAGTGTTGTTGATTTATTATCATCCAGAATAAAGGATTTAGAAAATTTTGACCCTTTTGATCAAGACAAGCTTATTTTGGATATAAGCAATGCTCATGACATGCTTGCAGCTGCATTTGAGGAATTAGCTAAATATGCTGGAATGATAGGAGATGATTTGACACAAGATTTAGCTGTAGAGAGAGGGCGAGTACATAAAAAAAATCAATGGCATCTTAGAGCTACAATGACATATATGACTTCTAATAAAGAAAGGACTGATGTCGAAGAGGGCAAAAGCTAAACAACTTTCAAAAGATAGGTTGAAATGTAATAAACCAAAGAGGACTCCTAGTCATAAAACTAAGTCTCATGTTGTAAAAGCATGTAAAGATGGTAAAGAAAAGATAATAAGGTTTGGTCAGCAGGGTGTCAAAGGTGCTGGTAAGAATCCAAAGTCCGCAAAAGATAAAGCTAGAAAGAAATCATATTATGCACGACACAATGCACAAGATCCTAATCCTGATAAGTTCTCCGCTAGGTATTGGTCACATAAAGTTAAGTGGTAATTAAATAAGACTCCAACTTCTCCACCATTTTGTAATAATGTATTTGTCTCCTTTAAGTGGAGGCAAAGCTTCATGCATAGTTTTATAATTAGGAAAACCATTAGAGTAAAGGTTATTCCATCCTATTAATAACCCTTTTTTCGGTTTTATTTTTAAATTTAAATACTTAAAATAGGTTTCTCCTCCCTCCTCTACGTCATTTAAATAAATCATAGTAGTCCAGGTTCTTTGTCCCATCCACTCACAATATGTTTTGTATTCATGATTAAAAGGTGAAAAGAAGTCATAATGTTCTTTGTAATATTCACCTATCTCATACTTTTGAGCCTGCATCGTTTCACCAAGAAATGGTTCTAATTTCATTAAATTTGAAATTTTTTTATCTATTGATAAATAAAAAGGATTTGTAAAATAATTTAAATCTGAAGTACTACTGGTTCTATAGTCATTTACTAAACAAGTATCACCATCGTCAGCTACGGTTGATGGTCTAAGGTTTTTGGATATCATAGAAATTAATTTATTACATTCTTCTGTGCATAAAAAATTCTCTTTTTTATATAGTTGAGTAAAAGGAAAGTATATTCTTTGAGTTTTTTTAGTAATATTATTTTTATAGAATTTTCTATAATTAATATTTGGTTTTTTCTTAAATTTAGCTAAATCTTCTAATTTTTTTAATTGATTATTATTTAAATTATATGTTTCTTGAAATTTTCTTATAACTTGTGTTTTACTAGCTCCACTAATAGAAGCTTCTATAAAATGTCTTAGTAAGTCTTCTAAATCCATTTTTAAGTTTTACTAGTCTTAGAATACAGGTAAACATAGAAATTTCAAATGACTACTATAGCTGTTAGTTTTATAATACTTTTTGGAGGCAGTTATGGAGTAAGTTCTATGTTATTAAAGAAAAACGTGAGAATCCATGACCCCAGTTACAGATCCCAAGAAACACTTGGAAGAGTTTATAGAATCGAGAGATCTAAAAAAGACTGGTATTGATGATGATATTCCTGATATCCCCAACTTTACTGTAGATACTAGAGCCTAAGCACTGTATAGTGTTGCTCCTTAATTCACTATTGGTAATATATGTATAAAGGTTTTAAATTATATGGATGTTAACCTCCCAGTAGATCAAGAATTTGCAATTCATGCTGCTGCAATCGCAATCCAAACTTTAGACCGAGTAGAGTTAGAAGAGGCATTTATTGAGCTTTTACATCAAAAAGCACTTGATCGTCAGATGTTTTATGGCATTATGAAAGATCACGGAATAGATGCAGACATTCAATTTCAGTTCTCGACTGAAGGTCAAATTTCTTAAAAAACATGGCTACAAGAAGAATTAACGGAACCCTTGACACATTCAGTGTTGATTCAGGATCAGAAATTACATACGTAGGTGGATCTACCACTGGCGATAAAAGTGATGATGTAAGAGGATTTGAAGTAAATCCTGGTGGAACAGGTAACATCATTGTTAATCTTGAAAAGACATCAGGTATTCGAAATGTTCAGATATTTCAAAAAGATGCATTCAATGGTAGTAGTTCTCCCACTGGATACCAAAGATTTTTTGATATAGAGAAAGCAGGCAGAGGAAAAGGAGCTGTAGGTATTACAGTTACTAATGCTGGTAAAGATTATGTTGTTTTACTCACATATGATGGTTATTCTGAAGTGAGTTACAACGGCACTGTTGACGTTCCCTAAATATTCTTTTTTTTCTGAAAAAGGTTATAAACTAACAAAAACATACACTACAGCTAGAACTTTTCTAGGATTAGGAAAGTATGCGTCTTATAAAGACTTTGGTGAAGAGTCTTGGAAAATTGGTTATGGAAGCACACAACTTCATGGTCATGCCCTTACAGCAAAAGATAAAGCTACTCAAGAGGAAATAGATAAACAATTTTTTTTAGATTTAAAAGAATTTTCGAAAAAATTAAAAGATTATGTTTATGTAAATTTAAATATTAATAGAAGAGCAGCTCTTTTAAGTTTTGCTCATAGTATTGGCATTCAGTCCTTCAAAAACTGTAAATTACTAGATCTCATAAATACTTATTCTTCTAAAACTAAAATCATAAAAGAATGGAGTCCATTTATTAATACGTATTGGATGAGTGGAGGTGATCTTATGGTTGCTAGAAGACGTGCAGAACTAGATATGTATTTTGCTGCAGATAAAGAAATACCGACCTTCTACCGCCATGAATGCCACACTGAGGCTTGTTTATTAAATTTAGTCGAAACTTATAATGGATCTTCTAATCAAATAAAGGGAATTGAATATTTAGAAAAAAAATTTAAAGAATTTGATCCTTCAGGAGAGATTTTACGTCGGTTTTTTCGTTACTGGAACGAGAAGCCAAGTGGTCTAGGATCTCCGAAGCGAGCCAAGGTTGATCTTTAAGATAATTTAAAGCATCAA